GAATCAATACGACCTGACTCTTCAATCTCTTGTTGGAGTTGTTGAGCAGGTGAAGTCATTGTTGTAGACATGATTAATAACTAACCTTGCTCATTGCAAGGCAATTAGAAGAGTGAGTCTTCGAGACTCAGCATCTAGCTACAAGCTGTACTCTTCCCAGTATTCCTGAAGTAATTCAGGATCAGTGATAGACTCGGAGTCCATGTAGATGTGAGATCCGAGACCAGAGCTGGACTTATCCCAGCTATTGTTTAATACATCAAGCACCAATTGACTTGCATTAGGTGATACCAATGCAACAGGACGCTCAAGTCCTTGAGGTGTGAATGGAATTAAATCTTTTTTCATAAGAAAATATAAATAAACAAACAGCGATAACCCTGAATTGAACAGGGATTACAGTGATGTAATGACCCAAACGGTATCGCTTGTTCATGTCAACATTTACCTAGTCCTGACTGTGCATCTCCGATGGTCTACTGTTGAGGCTGAAGGGACACCACCTCGTTCGACTGCATCACCCCAGTTCGATTGAACCTTTTGATGGACTGTGCGGTTTATTCAGTTTTCGAGTTGCGTTGAAATCTTTTCGCTAGCTGAAGGGACACCACTAGCGGAGTGCTCATTTGATTCTGATTGAATCTTGAGAACTCTCTCACCCTCTAACGAGAGTTCGAAAGATCTCAATCTTCAAAGAATCAATATGGTTTTACTATACCACGATGGATAGCACTACTCAAGTAACAAATGATACAGCCCTAGTGATAGCAATGGAAGTGCCAGTTGATAAAGCTGCACACTGTATCTCACATCGCAGTGATAGCATGGTATAAGCGAAATGTTTTGATTTGCTGACGGGACAGATCGCGAGAGATCGAGTGACGCGTGCGAAACCGACTACCGCGCCCGCGTGATGCGTGCCTGAGCGCGTTAGTTGGTCAAACCCTAGTCATAGTCGCTGGATATACTATCCAGTTACACGCGGCTGAACAATTAACGCGCCCCTGCGGGGGGTGTTTCGGCCTTACGCTCTCGTTATACGACTTCAGAAATTTATGCCAAAAAGTCACGGTTGAATTGCTCTAATCCCTTATCTGTTAGGACGTGAGACACCATGCTATCAAAGACTTTTGGAGGAATTGTACATATATCAGCTCCTAAACTAAAAGCTCTACCAACTGAGTAAGCATCACGTACAGAAGCTGCTAAAATCTTCGTTTTAATCTGTTGCTTCCTATACAAACTACCTATATCACCAATTAAATCGAGACCTTTTAAGGAATTATCATCCATTCTTCCAATAAAGGGGGATATATATGTAGCACCTGCAATAGAGCAAAGAATAGCTTGGCTGACACTAAATACTAATGTCATATTAACTCGGATACCGATATTCGAGAGATAATTACAAGCTTTTATACCATCAACTGTACAAGGGAGTTTAATTGTAGCTACGTTACCGTAGTTCGAATGAGCAGACATCGCATTACGTACTAACTCTTTAGAATCCTCACCAAATACTTCAATACTGAGATCTTCTACTCCTAACTCTAATATATCTTTATAAACATCCCACGGATCTCTACCAGTCTTTTTAATAAGGGTAGGGTTAGTAGTAATACCAGATATAAGACCAGTACTTACTCTATCTTCTATATCAGATACTATAGCTGTATCAAGGAATAACTTCATTACGTCTGTTTGGGTGTTAGTGGTGGTGTTATAGGAATATCGAAACCTCTGTCGATATATGTATAAGAGGAAGAGTTGTCTACGAAGTAGGCAATGTCTTCCTCTTGAGGGGCGAGTCCACCCTTCTCTCCCCTGTATAGGGGAGACCTCGGTCTAAACCCAGGTGGGGAGAGGCTTTCCATCTTCGAGACCTCTAGCCTTTTCTCTTTGTTGTTTATTCATACCAAAGACAAGGTGATTAGCTGAAGCTGTTGGTCTATCTATAGCGTCTTGTAAGAGATCTTGGAATTCATCTAACCTACGTTGAGCTATTTCACGTTCAGCGGATATAGATAAAGCATCTGTGTAGTATTTAACACCTTGAGCTAGACAATCAAGTCTATCGTCATGCTTAACTGCAAACTTTTCTCTACACATCCTAGACATTTGATAGAAGAGCATGTAAAGGAGACGTTTTTCTGGAGCTTCATCAGCATTAGACTTATAATCCCAATCAATAACCTTTCTATCAACAATAAGTCTGTGTTGGTTAAGTACAGGTTCTAAGGAATCAATGATTCTGTCTTCTTTTCTAACATTAGCTCTAGTTTCTTCGATATAGATAGCTTGTTTGGTCTGTTGGATATGTTTTTTAAAGAGTTCAGCGACGATACCATCACCGAAGTTAGATTCAATAAGTAGAGTAGAGGCGTTGTATTTCTCACAACCTTTAAGAATGTCTAACAAGGTTGTATCGCTATACCCTTCTCTATAAGCACGCATCTCATGAAGGTAAAGGAAACCATTTCTTTGAGATAGGTAAGCAGCTGTAGTTTCATCAGATCCACGACCAGAGGGGTCAACACTGCAAATAGTCTCTTGGTAGTCTCCCCATTCACCAACTAAAGACATAGGTGAATAGAAAAAGTCACCTGGTAATCCAACAGTAGGAGCATCTTTAATGACGTTAGCTGGATCAGAGCACCAAACTACTGATTCTGGAGCTTTAGTGGGATTAACTGAGGTAACTACTAAGTCAGCCATTTTTAATGGGAATTTTTCAGAATCAGACAAGCTTGTATCAAGCATGAACTGAAGCATGAAGTTAGAGCGTCCCATTGACGCTTCTCTTTCTAGTAAGTCATCATCATCAAATCTATCAGGGTCAGTAGTTTCCCAACCTTGAGCACCATCATCAATATCCTCTTGTAGTTGAGGAGCAATTAATCCTTCATACTGTGAGAGTTTACGTGGATATCTTGCTGGCCAAACGAACGGACGGTAACTGCGCTCTGCCAACTTACGATAAACAGTAAAAGTAGTCTGAGGAGTCCCGAGATACATAATACGGCTATCGTCTTTCGGGGTAAGGATAGATTCAGCTTCGGTACAGAGTTGAAGAAGTTTTTCACGCATAAACTCCGTCATGGAGTTTCCAGGCACCTCTATGTCGTCCAAGATCATTAAATCGGCGCGACTTCCTGTTAGCTGACCAGTAATTCCTACTGATTTTACGCTTGGAGCTTGGTGAGGTGAACAATTTACGTCGAAGCTGATGCGACTCCAACGAGAATCGTCTGATTTGGGTTGAAGATGAACAAGCCATGGAGTTTCAATGATTAATTTTTGTAGGAAGATAGACATGTTATCTGCACGTTCTTTAGATGCAGATATGATCATTATTTTCTTTTCAGGGTTATTGAATAGTGTCCAAAGAACAAAGGCTCCTGTAATCCAAGATTTACCAACACCACGGAACGCTTGAATTTGTAGACGTTTAGGACCGTGTTGTAGGTAGTCAGCTATAGAGAACTGAGCACGTGTTGGAGGTGGTAGGTCGAGCTGTTGCCATAAAGCCGTCAGAAACACCTTGAAATCGTCCTGTAGGGCGGTTAAAGTATCATTCATGTGTGTTTGTATGTTTTAGTAGTTTTTGCCCGCTATATCGCGTCCTATCGCCTCTATTTCAGTTCTAATTACTGGACTGCCTTCTGATAGTTGTCTTGAGTTGTAGGGTGTTATCTCCTCACTTTTCAATCCCAACACTCTTAATGCACCTGATACGTAATTACCGTTACCGATATCTATACCTGCTTGTCCTGCTTTAACTACTGGTATCTGACCAACAGTATTTTCAGCAGCAAATTCACCAGCACTAGGCAATGTTTCATTAACAAGTCTAGTAGATTTCTCAATAACCTTATAACCTCTTTCTAGTTGACCTCCTGCAACTTCGAGTTCTTTATCACGTAGTTTTTGAGCTTCAGTTTTTTGTCCAAAGAAGTTATCAGGACGCTTAAAGATATCATCTTTAGTCATAATATCTTCAGTTTTGGTCATAAAATCCTTAACTTTTATAGAACCACTCGATGAATAGCTAAATTGTTGAGATAATTGATCTTTACGATCTTGTATAGCTGCTGCTTGTTGGAGAGACATACCTTCATCTCTTGCAAGCTCGACAGTTTCTTGAGTTAATTCATCTACATTTGTACCAGTCATCCCATCAGTAAGAAACTGAGCTATGACTTCACGCCAATCATTTGCAACTTGACCACCAGACAATTCAATCTCTACTGGGTCAAAATGAAGCTCTGGTTTTTGATGACGTCTACCATTACCAATAATTTTATCATCTACTGGTATCTTTTCATCTCGTAAACGACGTTCGAAATTTCTACTTCTTGAAGGTTCATTGTATATATTACCTCTAACATGAGGGTTACGAAATAGACCTGCACCAGACTTATCTCCACCAATTTGCTTTAAATGACCTTGAGCTATTTCCCAATTAGGCTGTGTAGCTTTGATGGCATTCTCTTTAGCTTTCTTTAACCCACTAGCAACGTATTCTTGAAACAAAGGCCATAAAGTATCACCTTCAGTCATACTTTTAATAAGTTTCTCAACTTCAGGTGGTATTTCTTCAGCCATCTCTCTAGTCCACTGTGAATACTTTGGACCTTCATCTAACTTAAGTGTTTTTAGTTCTTTTGTTTTCCGATCTTGTACTATTTGAGTGATAAAACCATTTTTCTGGTTTAAAGAAACTCCGACCTGAGTAGCAAATGCAGCAGCATCGAATATCCCTTTTTTATTTACAAACTGACCTTTGATTGAATCTGCTGCTTTTAATAATTCTTCTGGTGATATTCCTAACTTAATAATTTCAGACATAAAAAAAGCACCCTTTCGGGTGCGCTTAAGTTCTTATTTCGGGTAACTATTTACGTTTTCGCTTTAGACGGCTACGTCGATTAATTGATGGAGATTGAAGTCTCCCTTTAGTCGTACTACCTTTGTAGTGAGCAGCATCTTTGCCATCACCATTTCCATAAGTACCTAGTTGTCGATTTAGTCGATTAGCGTTAACTCTTAATGCTTTACCCTTTTTTGTTTTGTTATACGCTTTCTGTTGAGCTTTATAATTGCCGTTAGCGTACTTCGCTCCGCTTGCCATATAGTCTTGTTTGTACGAGTTCTGGATCTACCTTTGGCATAATTGCTGCAAGTTTAGATAAAGCACTACCTTCCATAGCTATACCGCTAATATCGTTAGTCTTTAACCAATCACAAGCTGCTTTTAAATCTTGGGT